GCCGCAGGGTGTAGACGACGAAGCCGATCGACTGCTGCTCGATGCCGGTACCCCAGCTCGTCGAGCGCTCGACGTCGCCAAGTAGGTGGGGCGGGATGCCGAACGCTCGGGCGATCTCGACGACCTGGAACTTCCGGGAGTCGATCATCTGAGCGTCGACCGGTGGGATGCTGACCTGCTGCCACTTGGCACCGGAGTCAAGTACGGCGATGTCGTGCGCCTTGTCGAGGCCGGAAACCTTGGTCTTCCAGTTGGTCTTGAGCCGCTCGGCTATCTCCGGGGTAAGCCGTTGCTCGGTCTGGAGAATGCCCGACATCAGCGAGCCGGAGCCAAACAGCTTGGCTGCGTACTTCTCGGCAGCAAGGCCCATGCCTACGGCTTGGGTCCACACACGGATGGGAGAAACGCCGGTGATGCCGTCGTAGCCGAAGCCTGGGATGTGGAAAATGTCATCCGGGGTATATGCAATGTCGTTGGGGCCGACCGTGAACACCTTGCCCGAGGGGTTCCCCGGGTACGGCTTCCGCCGGCCAACCCTGACAGCGGCGGGGTCGATGGGCCACAGTTCGGACAAGCGCCCCTGCTGGTCATAGACCTTCTGGCTGTACGAGTTGCCCCAGAGGCACAGGTGGATGAACCACTGCTCCCCGACCTCAAACGGGGTCATATCCGGGTGCGGGTTGTCGATCACCCGCGCCGGAACCTGCGTCAATCCCCTGTACGCCCGCAATGGCAGCGCGGCACACGTCCCCGCGATCAGGTTCACCGCGCGCCAGACGGGGGTCATGGCCAGTGAGCCGGTCTCGGAGACCTGAATACCCGAGTCGCCGGCAGGGCCACCATGGAGCCAGTCGACCAACGTCGTTGCTGTCAGCGGGACGGCCGGGTTCTGGATCGACCGCGACTCGAACAGCCCCCGCAGGAAGGTCACGGTTTAGCCTGCGGACGAGTTCGCGCCTCCCGCAGGTTGGCGAACAGCACCAGTTCCAGGCCGGCGACTAGGACAGCGAGCGGGATGGCTACGAAGGCGGCCGCTGCGACCAGGAGCACAAACCCAGCGATCTCCAGGAGAGAGTTCACCAACATGCGGCCCACCCCTCTTGACAGATCGGTGTCCAGTGGTGGACAGTGATGGTATGACAACCAACGCAACTGTTGTGCTGTTCGACTCCGAGGGCGTCGAGATGTCCGAGCCCGTGCCAGTGGAGTACGTCGACGGAGACACCGGCGAGATACAGATTGACCACGTGTTAGATGCGGCCCGAGAGGCACACGCGACGTGGATTGAGTTCCGCGCACCCGACCGCAAGCCTCTACGCGCACCTATCTGGCAGGATAGTTCGCGCTACGTGGAGCCAGGCGCCATGAAGCTAGGTGACACGATGACGTTTAGCCCGATGACTCTCACTCTCACCATAGATTGACCTCTCCCGAGCTGTTGGACGCCCCGAGTAAGGCGAGGGTGAATGCGTAGAGCGGGCAGATGTCAGCCGCACCCTTCCGAGCCCAGGCCCATGCATCGCCTAGCGGCCGTGTCTTGGCCCCCAGGAGTGCCGTATCCAACATCGACTGACCCATGTGGCGTAATCCGTCCTGGGTCGCCAGGTCGTACACCAGGCCGCACGCCTGGGCCATCTCACGGGAAGTGACCGAGGTGACCTCGACACCTGCCCGCTCTAGGTCGGGAAGTAGAGAGCCGGCCGGGCCGGCGGGGTCAAGCAAGGTGGCGCCGGGCTGCCACTTCTGACACAACTCGATCAGCCGGGGCACTACCCACGATGTGCCGGGCCGGTAGTCGATAACCTCGCCGTGTAGTCGACCATCCTCGCGGCGGCCGGCGGATGCGATGGCGGCCATGCTGCGGTCTGGCGTCACGTCGAAGGCGAACGTCACAGGGTCTAGAGCGTCCGAGCGCGGGTCGGCCAGACGATCCCATATGACCGGGTCGATGACAGCCTCTCGGCGAGCGTCGGACCAAATGCCTAGGATTTCTCGGCCAAACTCCATCTCGGGTAGAGCGGCACGCTCCCGCGCGATCATCTCCAGCGTCACCCGATGACCGAGCGCCGGGTTAGCCATCGCCTGCGCGTCGATGTCGTCAGGTGCCGAATCGTCCAAGGCTGACCACTCGAAATAGGCCAGCGACGGGTCGCCTCCAGCCATGCCACGAGCACGCACCCGTCGCAACTGCTCGGAGCTTTCCAGCCCCGCCGATCCGGTGTACCAGACCTGAGGGTTGGGCCGGGCCGAGAGCGTCGGTAGGAGCGCTGCCATCGCTTGCGCTGCAAGGATCATCGCCTCGTCAAGGATCAGACGGTCACAACTGAAGCCACGGCCAGATCCGCCGGAGCGGGCAACGAACCGCAGGCGACCACCGTCGAGTAGCTCGATGCCCTCTTCGCCGTGCGAGGTACGAACCTTGGCGACTCTCCTACGCAACCAATCGTTACTATCGACTAGCGATAGCACTCGGTTGAACGCTTCCTGCGCGGTCTTGAACTCGTGAGCCGAGTGCAGGATCAACCGCTCCCCAAAGAGGAACAGCCCGGCCAGCTCAAGCGCCTCTAGAATCGAGCCCTTGCCGTTCTGGCGAGGGACGATCAGGCCAACCTCGAAGGCTGCCCACTTGCCGTCCGGGCGCTCGCCTAGCCCTTGTTCAAGGACGAACCGCTGCCAGGGGTCGAGCACTAACCCAGCTGCTTCAGCTAGCTCAACTGCTTCCGTACCGGCAGACGAGACACACGGTGGGATGCTAAGAACCCGCGGCCTTTGCGCGCCGCGCAGTACGGCGGGCGCCAAGGTCGTCAACCTTCGATCCCTTCGCTACGGGTAGTTGGTCGATCTCGCGCAGGACGTTCGCTAGTTCCTTGGCGAGTGAGGCCGTGCCGTGGCCGCTGGTGGAGTCCAGTTCGGTGGCTAGCTTGTGCCGGAGCGCCTCTAGGGCTTGCCGGCGGTCGCCGGTGGCGGCGGCTTCAGTTAGGGACACGAGATACAGCCTGGCTCGTCCGTGTTTGCAACCACCATGACATTAACATCCGTAAGTATTTCGGCGTATTCGGATCTCCATTTGCCCGCTCCACTAATATTACAAGTCGTAAAGCAGTCTGCCTTGATGAGGGCATCGGCATTGGAAAACGGCTACCGAGCATAACGTGCGGCTAGTTCCACACACGCCTCACAGAAGTAGTACAGAGGTCCCACATCTTCGTTGTATCGGCTGATGAGCCGGTCACTTATCGGCATGTCGCAAACATCACAAAAGTGCGTTGACACTGATTCGTCGTATATCTCGACGCCTGTCACCTTGCAATCTGGCATCACCGGAAATGTAATGCTGATAGGTTGATAGCTCATCCACTCACTGCCCCTTGTCGCCGCCGCCGCCCAACAGTCGGACGATTGCATTAAGGATCGTCGTCGGATATGCGACCACCATAGCTACGAGAATGACTCCAAATACGACCACTACCATCATCCACCACATGTCAGGCGGTCTCGTCTCGGATGATCCAGCGTCGGCGGTGATCGGTCGCGTCACGTCGGGCCATCCCGCGTCGGGCGCACCGTAGCGCACCGCGCTGTGTCCAGCGGAAGCAGGCGCCGGTCTCGGCTATAAGCCCGGAGTGGAACGTAATCCAATAGCCGATGTAGTCACCTCGGCACACCTCGGCGGTCCACTCATCGTTGACAAACATCCGTATGACCTCGTGGTCACCGGTGTCATATGAGAGATCGGAAAGGTTAGTCGGCATCGACTCCGCCTTCCCCATGTAGCCAAGCCTCTACCATATCCGTATTCCACAACGGGTCCCGACCGCCGCGCGCATAGGACAAATCACTAGTCGATCCTAAGCTGACGTAAATCGCAGGCTGCGGCGCCTTGCCTTGGTCGACGTAAGCGCGCCAGGTGCTCGCGGTAAGGCCGACCTTGGCACAGACCTGGTCGGTAGTCAGTAACTTGACAGTACCCACGCCGTAGTGTCCGATAGCACCCATGCTGTCAGTGTCCAGCACTAGACGCTACCCGTCAAGGCGATCGAATGAACCCGCAGGTCAGAGCTTGATCGTCAATCGTTAGTTGGTGGGCAGAAAAATGCGGGCTATGCGGGTCATGAAAGCCGATGGTTCGCAAGATTGAAGGTGCCCCCCCTCATCATCGCGACGGGTCCTAACTCGATGACCCTCCCCAATC